GTTTGATGCCTGAGAAATGGAGAAAGATTCTTGAACCTAATACAAATTCTCTTGATGAAAGACTTAGAGCTGTAAAATGGTTTATTGATGCTGGCTATGAAGTACACTTAAACTTTAGTCCTGTAATAGTACATGATGATTGGTTAACAGAGTATGAGTTCTTATTTGATATAATTGACAAACATTGTTATATGTATCATTGGCCACAAAACTCTATCAAAGCTGAAGTAATATTTCTTACTCATAATGAAGATAAGCATCAGTATAATCTACAGCATAAACTTCCAGGTGAAGATTTACTTTGGGTACCTAAAATACAAGAAAGTAAAGTATCTCAGTATGGTGGAAAGAATCTTAGATATGAACACAACAGAAAAGCAGATTACATCAAACAGTTTGTTGAGTTACATGATAAGATAATACCTTGGAATACAATTAGATATATATTTTAGTTATGAGACTTAGAGATACAGAACTTATAGGTAGGAGACTTGTAAAGTATGGGTTCTACAGATCTAAAACAGATCATCAAAACTATAGATATCATAATCTTCAAGGAGCAATAACTATTCAGTTTCAAAGATATGGAGTTGTAGGGTGGTCAGCTTTAATAGTTCATGAGATAGATGCACATACTACAATTAAGTTTGATGAATATGAAGCTTTATTTACTCCAGAGTGGTTAGTAGAAGAACATAAGAAATTACAAGCAATGTTTAAATTTTTAAGAGGATGATAAAGAATTTTAGTGATCCAAAGATTAAGGGATTAATCGTGGGTATTTGCCATGAACATTGGCATGTTGCAAAACCAAGTGACAGTAATATTGGATATTTATGGTATATGTATGCAGCAGGTACCAAAGTTGGAACATTCAGACCATTTATTTTCTTTGCAGAATTAAATTTACTTGTTAAGACAGGTTATATTACTGAAGAAGAGAAACTTAATTTGCTTGGAATGTTGGATAGTTCAGATGAAGACAATGCAAATATTATGGCTTTTTCTTTATTAACTTTGAGAAATAATAGGCTAAAAGACCTTGGTGTTTATACTTTGGATAATGATAAATACAAGGAAATTGACTATATTAGAGATATTATTAACACTGAAATATTTATAGGACAATGGCAGAAATAATTTTAAAATTCAAAGAAGATGAACTTGAAGATGCAAGAACTGCAATAGATGGTTGGAAATGGAAAGGTGCTATGTGGGAACTTGATCAATGGCTTAGAGGTGAGATAAAGTATAATGAAAAGATATCTGGAGAAATAGATGCTGCTTATCAAGCTGTTAGAGATAAGATCCGGGAGATTTTAAATGATGATAACTTAAATATAGAATCATGAAAGAATTAGTTCAAATTATTGATACACTTTGTGTAACACTAGTAACACTGGTATTTATGTATGGAGTTTATAAACTGTTAATGGATTAATATGGAATGTGTTAAATGTGGAGCTCCGGCAACCAAGAGATATAGTCCTGATCTTGATATCAAGGGTATAGGAATGTGTGCTGAGCATACTGATGAAATTATGATGGATCTTATGGTTGCTCAGTTTGACAAGAAAGGCTGGGAGAAATTTGAGAAAAAGTATTTACCTAAAAAAGATAAGTGATGGAATTTGTGATTATAACAGTAGTAGTATTTGCAGTTGCAGGTTTAATAATTTATAACTTAAAAGATGAAAACTATCATAACTGGGATGATTGACTGTATGTTTACAGCGATCATCAGTATTATTTATAGAAATTTAGAATAAAATGAGTGAACAAGAATTAATAGATCTCGGCTTTGAAAGAGTAGATATACTTGATGATGAAAGCCAAAATGGATATGATTACTACTACTATCATAAAGAACTATGTTCTGGGGTACTTTTACATAGTACAGATAATATTGATGTTAAAGATGACAAATGGGTATTAAAATCATTTGAGATTCCTGCATTAAATATCACAGAAAAAGCTCATTATGATCAGTTTCTAGAAATTATGGATAATATAACTTGTTAGATATGTTTAGTGGTAAATTCATTAAGAAAAATGGAAAACTTATCTTTAATAGTCCACAAGATAAATTAGCTTATGAGATTTTTGTAGATAAGATTTCAGAAGGTCAAAAAGTAGAAATGTATATTGATCTTGCAAATACAGATCATAGTAAAGCACAACTTGCAAAAGTACATGCTTGTATTAGAGAAATGGCAAAAGAGTCTGGATACACTTTTGATGAAATGAAAGATGTAGTAAAAGATGCATCTGGTCTAGGGGGTAAATCCTTTGCAGATTGTAGTAAAGATGAACTTATGTTAGCTATAGAAGCTTGTATACAAATAGGAAGAGAACAGTTTAATCTTTCTCTAGGGTAGGTGCTACGTAACCTTCATCTCCTGGTTCTAAGACTTCTTTTTCATCATATAGTTTTTGTTCACTTGCCTGTCTTTCTATTTCAGCAAGAAGAAGAACTATTGTATAAAATGTTCTTTGAGCAGAATCTAAATCTTCATATTTTTTATTCATGATGTCTTTAAAATAGTCATCACCTTTTTCGGGAATATTCATTGATTGAAGTACATGAAAAGATGCAGCTTTAGCCATTAAATAAAAACTTTTATTAACCTTGATGTCTAATATTACATCATCTTTCAATTCTTTAACTTTTATCATAGTATTAATTTTAAACAAAAATAGAAAAAAAATGGATTTAGAAGAAATTAAACAAAAAATGTTTACTAAACTTGGACCCAGCGGCTGGGACAGGATATTTAAATCTTTTGTATTTAGCAGTGACTTTGATGATATACTTACTAAGTTGTATACACTGAGTCAAGAGGATAAAAGGTTTACTCCACCACTTAAACAAGTCTTTAGGGCCTTTGAGGAGTGTCCATATGATAAACTACAAGTAGTAATAGTAGGTCAGGATCCATATCCACAGTTAGGAGTTGCAGACGGTATATCATTTAGTTGTGGTAACACAGGTAAATTACAACCAAGTCTTAAGTATATCTTAGGAGAAGTAAACAGGACAGTATACAATGGTCATCCAGTAAGTGAAGATGTAGATCTTACCAGATGGTCTAATCAAGGTATACTTATGCTTAATACAGCTCTTACAGTTGAAGTAGGTAAGATTGGTAGTCATTATGATATATGGAAACCTTTTACTGCCTACTTGTTAGATTGGTTAAATAATTATAATCCGGGATTGATTTATGTATACATGGGTAAAAAAGCTGAAGAATGGTCTGAACTTACTACTAACACTGAGTATAAGTTTACTGTTAAACATCCTGCTTCTGCTGCTTATAACGGTTCTAAATGGGATAGTAATGATATATTTGTTAAAATATCTTCAATAGTAAATAACACTAGTAATAATATAATAACGTGGTAAAATGATAGAAATCTTCACTAAACTAATTCAGAATGATTTGACACCAAATTCATTCTATGTTTTGTACTGTATTAAAGAAAAAATAGTACCTCACAATTCAATTAATAAAGCACTTGAGTGCAAAAGACTGCATATGAATCACTGGCTGTCAGAATCCTTGGAATTGACAGATAAAAGCATTATCTTTATGGCAGAAATTGATGGATATTTTAAGAAATCCAAGAAGAAAACTTCTAAAGATTTAATGGGGCAGAATTTCATGCAGAACATAGAGGCATATGTAAAAATATTTCCTAATAAGAAACTATCCTCTGGAAAATATGCAAGAGTTCCAGCCAAAAATCTTGAGAATGCATTTAGATGGTTCTTTGATAACTTCAATTATGATTGGGAAACTATATTTTTAGCAACACAAAAGTATGTACTAGAATATGAATCTAAAAACTATGAATACATGAGAAACTCTCAATACTTTTTGAGAAAACAAAATGTAGACAAAAGTTGGGATTCTGACTTAGCAACTTATTGTGAATATCTAAATGATAATCCTGATGAAGATAAAAATGTATTTAGTGACTTAATTGTATAATTTAAATTTTAAAAGTTTATGGGAAAACTATTTAATGGTGCACGACATCTGTTACCAGTTAGTGAAAGAAACAGTCTTGAAAAAGGTCTTGTTAAAATGAAGGCAAAGAGAGAAGGTAAAATACCTGCATTAATAACTGCATGGCCTAAATTTAATGATGCCTTTTGTGATGGACTTGAGTGGAGAACTATAACAGTTGTAGGTGCACGACCTGGTACAGGTAAGACCCTGTTTATGGAACAGGTGGTTTCTGATATTATAGAAAAGAATCCAGATCAGAAATTTAGAGTACTTAAATTTCAAATGGAAATGGTTGATGAAACTAGTGCAATTAGAAAGTTTGGTCTGATTACAGGTGCTGATTACAATACATTAATGAGTAAGGATGGAAAGTTAGTTGACAAAAAATTATTTGAGAAGTGTGTAGAATACTACAAATCAACAATAAATAATGATTTAATTAATGTCATCTACGATACGTGTACTGTCAATGAAATGTGTGCTACAATTCATTATGAATTGGAAAGATACAAGAATGAAGATGGTACTTATCCAAACATGCTTGTTACAATAGATCACTCTGCTCTATTCAAAAATGATGTTGGACAGAAAGACAAGTTTGATATGCTAGGTGCATTAGGTGAAGCCTTGACTTATATGAAGAAGAATTATCCCGTAGCATTTGTTGTCCTAAGTCAGTTGAATAGAAACATAGATGATGTTAAAAGACAAGTAGAAGCCAACTATGGCAATTATGTATTAGATTCTGACATTTATGGTTCTGATGCTTTATTACAACATGCTGATGTAGTTATTGGTATTAATAAACCCTCTATTAGAAAAATACAGAAATATGGTCCTGAGAAGTTCCTAATTGAAGATCCGGATACATTAGTGTTCCACTTCCTGAAGTCACGTAATGGTATGACCAGAATCAGTTTCTTTAAATTAGATAGAGCTACTATGAGAATAGTAGAAATACCAACACCTGCTAGGGAAACCACAGCAAAAATCCAAGTAAATTAATTAACATGAATAACAACAATTTAAGAAAAGAAAAAGAAAGAGAGTTCTATATGCAGCATATGGACACTTTCAAAGCAATTGGATTAGCAGATCCATTTTTTACTATTAAAACTGCTTTCTTTAAGAAAGGTAAGTTTGGAAAACAATGTCAGTTCTTTGAATGGGAATTGAAGAAAGGAGAAGACATCTATATTGAGTTCTACGAAAACGTGTATGATGGAGCAGGAAAGAATACAGACATTGTACCAGGTATTGAAGACAGACAGTTGTTTAAACTTAAGTTTAATCCTTTTTACAATGAGGAGTATGATGTTACAGAAACAGTTGATGCTGACGGTAAAGTAGATAGAAAATATCTAGTTTCTTTAGGTGAGATGGTTGCTGTACTACCTAGTGGACAAGAGATTAGTTATTCTCTTTATGAAAAGAGAAAAGAAGAAGCTAAACTTGAAGTACCACAGTTACAGAAGTCATTAAGTTTGTTTCCAGATTTTGAGCAAGAATTTGCTCCTAAAGTAGAAGCAGAGATTTTTAATGAAGAAATTGCTGATGCACCATTGTCAGAAATTACTATCAGAGATTTAGCAGCAATTATGTTACTAAAACCTGTTAGTGCTAGACCTTGGTTGAATGATCTGATTAAACAAACAAAAAGTGATATATGAGTATAGTACTTCCAACTAAGAAAGTAAAAGCTGAAAGACAAAATCCTAAAAGGATTGTGATTTATTCTAAACCTAAGACTGGTAAAACAACAGCTTATGCAGGTTTAGAAGACAATTTAATTCTTGACTTGGAAAATGGTGCTGATTATGTTGAAGCTCTTAAAGTAAAAATTGGTAGTTTACAAGAACTATTGGATACTGGTAAAGCAATTAAAGCTGCAGGTAATCCATATAAGTTTATTACTATTGATACTGTAACTGCATTAGAGGATATGATTATGCCACTTGCAATTAAACTTTACAGAGGTACATCAATGGGTAAAAACTATGATGGAGATAATGTAACTACACTACCAAATGGTGCCGGATATTTATATATCCGTCAAGCATTCTTTCAAGTTTTAGATTTTATTGATACCTTAGCACCCACAATTATCCTATCTGGTCATATTAAAGACAAGGTAGTTGATGATAAGGGAGAGATGGTCATGTCTGCAAATATAGACTTGACAGGTAAGATTAAATCTTTAATTTGTGCAAATGCAGATGCTATTGGATATATGTACCGTAAGGGTAACAAGACCATTTTGTCTTTTAAGACTAATGAAGAAGTTACTTGTGGTGCAAGACCAGAGCATTTACGTAATGAAGAAATAGTAATTTCTGAGATGATTGATGGTGTTTTAAAGACATCATGGGAAAAAGTTTTTGTTTAATAATTAAAAAAAAGTAAAGTAAAATGGCTTTAAGTACAGAAGATCTTGGTACCGGTGGATCCGGCCTACCAAAAACAATTAGTCCAGGTAACAAAGTATTAAAAATCAACAACGTAGAACTGGAGGAGTTTAAATTTATTCCAGGTGCATATCATTTAGTATTGCACGTGGAAACTGAACCTATTCCAGGTTTTGAAGGTTTTGCTCTTGATAAAGATAATCCTGAGAAAGGACACTTTAAAGGTCAGATTGGTAAAATTAAAGCTTCTCAGTATGCATTTGCAGATGGTGAAACTAAATCTGGTATTAAAATTCAAAGAGATAGATCTATTTTGATATTCTTACAGAATCTTTGTAAGACTATGGGTGTTAATGATTGGATGCAAGCTCAACATAACAAACATGATACTATTGAAGACTTTGTAGAATCATTTAATGCATCTGCTCCTATTAGAGATATTTATTTGGAATTCTGTATTGCAGGTAAAGAATATGTGGGTAAAACTGGTTATACTAATTATGACATGTGGTTGCCAAAAGCAGAAAAAGGTAAGTATGCATTTGGTGAAGTAGAAGAAGGTAAAGTAATTAGATATGATGAGAAACTTCATTTGAAGAAACTTGAGAATACTGAGATTTCTAAATTTGGTGATGATGAGGATGTTTTTAAATCAAATAAACCTTCTACTGATTTCTCTCTAGACTAAAAAATAGTTAGGGGGAATCAACAGGGGTTCCCCCTTATTTTAAATTTTAGAATATGATTTCAACTACAACAATAATTTCTGATTTAAATGATGTACCTAGAGAATGGGTATTTGAACACTATCTTAAACTGACTGAAAGACTATCCGGTCAAAGTCTAAAAATCAAATCTATATTTAGTTCAAGAGACAAAGTTCCTTCTATGTGTATTTATACAGATAGTAAGGGTCACTACAAGTTTAAAGATTTTTCTTCAGGCTATGGTGGTGATGGACTTAATCTTGTAATGCATTTGTATAATCTAGAAAGTAGAGGTAAAGCTTCTTTTAGAATAATGGAAGACTATGCTATTTATATTTCTAATAATACTTATGTTCCTATTACATATAAACCACATAACAAATATGTAGTTTCTGATTATGAGATGAGACACTGGAATAC